ACTAGAGCGAGCTTCCTGGCCTTCTCTGTGGTCCGTGTCCACAAGCTGGCCTCAGAGTCACAGCATCTCTGCCGCTCGTTGTACGCAATATCTTCCAGATCCTGAAAAACGGTAACGGCTGAATGGTCATACTTGACCACATGCGGCCCGGTATTCTGGCTATTCATTAACCCGGTCGGGACAAACTCGTGCCAATAGTTGGTAATATCCGCGATCTCTGACGGCACCGCGTATATCTCAGGGTCTTTCTGTCGTGGGTCGTGGTTATCACTCTCAAATATCAGCATTCGCGACAGAAAGCCGTCTGAGATACTTTCAGCGGTAAACCCTTCATAGAGACTCTGCGGAACCGTCGTGCCGTACACGCAGACGTGAGGCTCTTTGATTACCTTATTTCGCTCAAGGTCTGCATAGGCATCACCGACATAGGTACTGTCAGCCGTTGAAAACATCCGCATTAAAACGGTAATGATGTTGTAAAGGTGCGGACTACTGTTGGGATTACTCAACGTCTTGAGAATTCGACCCATCTCATCAATCTGAAACAACTGACAGGGCCGATGTTCCACCGCGTTAAATAGTCCGGCATGGCTGGCAATGCCTTCCGGTCCCATCATGTCCAGTGCGTCACCGGCCTCAAGAATTGCCTTATTGACCTTGCGGGCGTTATCCTTACCACCACCAGAGCGGCAAACACCCAGACAATAGACATTAGTACGTGTACCATAAGGGTCTGTAATCCGCCTGCCGGTCAGGGTTCCCATCAGCGAAATAGATGCCGCCAGGTTCAACACAGGCTGAGGCTTGTAGGCAGTATCTGTCATATAATTCATGACCATTTCCAGATAGCCAGGCACGTGTAGCAGTTCAGGTGGAAATGGTCCAGGGTCTACGGACTTTTTATCCTTCTGTAACAGTCCATCAAGTGAAACCTCTATTTCTGCCTGATTGCGTTGGTCCGGTTGATACTTGGCAGCACTCTCCGCAATCTTCTCAACCTCATGAGATGACAATTGCCCCTCGCAGCGGTCGCGATTCATAACCACCAGGGCCGCTTCTATCTCATTGCGTGAGGCACCCCAGCGCCGCATTTTGCAGCCGTAGCGGAATAGCGTGTCGTGCCTGATACCGTTATTGATAATGCCGTCTTCCGGCAGCTCAAATGGCTTGTGTTTATCTTTTTCCAATAGCTCGACAATCCACCCCGGCACCTCTGCCAGATCGTCTATCGACTCTTCAAGCTCATACGTTTCCAGCCACTGATACGGCTTACCGTTGACTACAGACGGTGGTGCAAGTATGTAACCACCATCAGCCCGCGTATCGACATTAGGGGCGATTTTCGATGCCGTGTTGCGAAACTCAACGCCATCGACCTGCCGGAAAAGATAGTGCCGTCCGCCCCTCGGAGTTTTGGAAGCGGCACCGTCAGCCAGGCTGCTGCGGACTTTCTTATCTTGCAGCCATTCGTTTTTGTCGCCGTCTATATCGACCACCACCAGACCGGCAGTAGACAAGCCGATATTTGCGTTTGGTTCCGCTTCCCACCATTGGCAGATTTGGTCTTCGTCGGTCGTGGCGTCTTTGCAACCATTAGAACCCCTAATCGGTTGCTTGCCGCCAGGAGCACACGGGAAGACAGCGTAACCTAACGCTGCGTATTCCAACGCCGCCTGCAATAATCCGTTATTCATATTAGAAAGGTATTTCTATATCATTAAAGTCTATTTTTACTGCCCACGCCGCGCCTACATCAGGAATATCCCCGATCTCATAAGCGGCTATCTTGTCGTATTTCTCGCCCGGCACATGCCGCAGGAAGATGGATTCCGTTTCCGCCAGGCACCCCGCCTCGGCCCGGTCTACCGCCTGTTGGGTGGTATCTGGGATCGGCTCATTGCTCCTCTGTTTCCACCACATCTCCGCCTTCTTGCGTGCGTAACCTTTGTGTTCAAAACAGATCCATTCAGACTTACTGTCAAAAGCACTCAGCTTGTAATCAACCCGCATGGTTGTTGGGTCGCCTTCCTCCCAGCCCTTCTTTTTGTGGACTGAGTAAGACGTTCCCAACACTTTGCGTTCCCGGTCCGCTTTCTGCGCTGCGATCTGCTCAGACAGGACATTCTGTTGACTGGCTTTTGTGTCGTGTTCCGGCTCAGATGGCTCCGCGTACTGGTAGCCACAATCAGGGCATTCGCGGCATTGAATCGCACAGAGTGTCTGGCAATCAGGGCATTGCTTGGTAACGGGTTCGCCTGCCTTTTTACCGCCCTTGCTCGCTTCCTTTACCGTAATCTGGTCAATCGGCCCGTGCTGTTCTACGTTGCCACCATAGTCAAGAATCAGACAGTTTTCTTTTGACGGATCGAGACGTAGCCCTCTGCCGATCATCTGGTAATACAGGCCCGGCGACATCGTAGCCCTGAGTAGGGTAATGCAGTCGATGTTGGGTGCGTCAAATCCAGTTGTAAAAACATTGACGTTGACCAGATATTTCAGGCTTCCGTTTTTAAAGTCCTCAATAATCCGCTCGCGGTCTGTGTCGCTCGTTTCACTACAAACAAATCCTACCTCTTTACTGTACTTCCCATGCAACACATGGCAGACATGCTGCCCATGCTCAATGCCACAGGTAAAGATAAGAACTTTGTTCCTGTGCTCCGTGCGTTCGACGACATCCAGGCAAGCAGCCTCAACAATATCATCTTGATCCATAGCGTTCTGCATATCGCGGGCAACAAACTCACCACCACGCTGCGGAATCGCGGACCTGTCTATCTGGTATTTGCCGCCTTTACTGGTCAGCGGGCACAGATAACGGGCGGCAATCAGTTCCCTGACTCCGATCTCGTAACAGATTTCATTCAGAATATTGTCTTCACCGCAGATCAAACCACTATTGAGCCGGTATGGTGTTGCGGTCAGGCCAATCACCCGCACATCTGGGTTGACTTGTGCTGTTTCTTTAAGAAACTGCTGATACATCCCGTCGCCCTCTGGCGGTATCAGATGTGCCTCGTCAATCAGGATCAGATCAAATCTGCCCAGCTCACAGGCCCGTTTGTAGACTGACTGGATGCCAGCCACAATGACCTCTCCTTTTGTGTCCCTGCGTTTCAATCCGGCAGAATAAACACCGACATTGATTTCAGGGCAAATCAGATTCAGTTTATCCGCTGCCTGCTGTAGCAGCTCTTTGACGTGCGTGAGAATCAATACACGCCCATCCCATTTTGTAACAGCATCCTTGCAGATCGTAGCCAGAACGGGAGTCTTCCCTCCGCCCGTCGGGATGACAACACAGGGGTTGCCATCCGACGAACGCAGGAAGGAATACACCGCTTCGACTGATCGTTGCTGATAGTCGCGTAAAATCATTTTACTTTTTCCAGGGTGCTTTAGAATCGGACTCAGTTTGAGCAGGTTCGGCACTACCGCCAGACTTGCTGTAACCGCTGATGTTGTTCTGGATTTCTCCAGTATCCTCCCGCTTCTTGCACTTCACCGTGATTGTCAGCGGTTTATTGTGCAGGTCAGCGGACTCCTGAGGCTGAAGCACTCCCACGGCACGGCAGATAGCAGACAGGTCAGCCCGTGCGATATCAACAGCCGTTTTGTTCGGGTTGTCGAGGTTCAGGTTTGCAAACAGCGTGCGGCCCTGATGTTTACCCTCGACAACTTGAAAACGCAGGCTCAGATAGCTGCCGTCGCCTTTCCTGGTTTGCTTCTCCTCTGAGTCAACAATGATCGCCTTGTATTTGCCTTCGGGCAATGGCTCAAAGCCTGTTGACGGTTCCACTTCGCTTGCGTCGAATCCTGATAATTTCACCATTACAGCATTACTCCTCGTTTCTCAGGTTGTGTCAGATGTTTTGCGTACTCGTTCCAATCAAGCGGCATCTCATCCGGTAAATTAAGACGGTTCTTTGCAACGTGCGCGGGGCGTTCGGTTGTTCTGATGTACCGCTCCCCATCACTGATACCCTGGGCGACCTTCTTACCAAACCCGGTGTCAGTCTGTTTTGTCATGACCTTGTAAGAGGCGAATAAAACTTCGTCACACCACTCCTGCACGACTGCGGAAGCGTGCTTGTTGAGTCGCGGTGAATAGCGGTCGTATGCGTCTGTTTCAGGGTTCTGGAACTTCTCAATCTGGGCATGGGCAATCAGAATAATGAACATGCCGCGATCTTTGCGAAGATAGTTCAGAGCCTCCAGGATCTCACGCCAGACATCGACGGCGAAAACATAGCCCTTACCGTACCCGAAGTCCTCAATATTCTTTTTGCTGTGCTGCTCGCAGACGCCTTGCCAGATCAGCTTTTCCAGCCAGTCAGCGGAGTCGATTACCAGAGTTTTGTAATCGTGGTTTTCCATGCTCAGGGCTTCCAGTGCCTGCATCACATCGGCCAATGACTCAGCCAGGGGGAACTTGTGACACGCGATATCGTCAAGCCCTTCCTCTGTCTGGATGAAAATGGGATCTGGTGCCATCGAGCCAAAAGTGCTCTTGCCGATGCCGTGCGTACCGTAAAGCATGATCCGCCTCGGCAACGCCTTTTTCTCTGTCTGTATCGAATCAAGTAGACTCATTTTGTTTCTGTTCCTTCCATTTCTCTAAAAAACATTTCAAACATTCTGCTGTTGGTAACAGGTGCCATTCCCCACATTTGCACCGCTTTTTTTCTTTGTTCCAGCACGCCCGACACTGCCCCAGTGATTCGTGTAACAGGTCCGGCCCCAGGTCTTTTCCGAGATGATTCACGAACCGGAGCGAGTCACCACAGATTTTGCATTTCATCTGTACGCCTCTCTGAGTTGGTCACGAATCACTGGGAAGCCTCCGCATTCTTGGCGTACTCGGATTCCCACCACTTCCGGTACTGTGTCGCGTCCTTGCGGTATTTCTCTTTCATTTTCATGAGAATTTCGAAGCCGCTTTTCCACTTCTGCAGCTCGCGTTCATGGTCTTCCTCTGATATTGCGGCCTGGAGCTGGGATTCGAGGTCTTGACAGTAGATCACCTTGTCTGCGATCTTGTCTTCAAGGCTTTTTTCTCGTTTTTTGTAGTCATCAATTCTGGCAACGAGATTATTGTTATGCTCACATTCCCGCTGGTAGTTGGTCGCCAGCTTGTCCCGGTCGCGTTTCAGGTCTAGCATTTCCGCTTGGTAGCGTTCCATTGCCTTGCGTGCCTGGCAGTGCCTCTGGTGGGTTACTTCAAGCTCGTCGTCAAGCTCTTTGTAATCGGCTTTGAGCTTGGCTAGTTCCTGCTCCAGCTCGGAATAGCTTGGCTTGGCAGAGCGCTTAGAAAGTTCGGCTGCGATTTTTCGAACGGCTATTCCCCATCTGTCTTCTGGGTCGCCTTTGCGGTATTCGTCGATATTACTAAAACAGTTGGCAGACATTCCTTCATGCCAGTCTGATTCTGTGTATGCTGTCCAGCTAATCTCTTCTGGGTGTACCCAGTAGCATATGCTTGTTTTTCTAACCTCTACGCAATTTCCAAAGTCCTTAATGCTTTGAATGTCGTCTGCACCTTCCAGCCACCCCATCACAGCCTCCTCCAGCGTCTGCTGTTCCCCTGTGATAGATTCTTGCTCTGTTGGTTTCATGATTTACCCCGCTTCCCTTTTTCGAATTCGTTGCGGTCAACGATCTTTGACCTGTGAAACATCCTTAATTCCCCTGTTTGAGTTCGGACCAATTCGCAATCGCTGTGAAGCTCCTCAATGATCCCGGCTACGTCACCCTGAGTCGCATGGCATATAACTCGCTGTCCGTATTCAAAGTCACTCATCCCCATTTCTCCCATGTAAAAAGCGGCCCAATCCCTGGGCCATCCCATTCCTTCGGGTGCCGTTCCGTATTGGCTAGTTACCGTCGATTCATTCGCCCGGTTTGAAGTCTTTGAACACCCACCCCACCATCGCCGCACAGACGATTGTGATTGCCATAAATGCCGCTACTTCGTTAATCATGCTTGCTTCACCTCTCCGTATGTGTTGGGCGCAATCAGTTCCAGGGTTGTTTGTCCTGTCTCTGAATCGTGGGCACACTTGCCGATATAAACGCCGCCGATCTTGACGGCCTGGCCGAGTCGTAGGTGTGCGAACTGGGTGACGTTCTCGCCGGCCAGCTTGATCCCGCGATAGCAGAACCGATCCCGCTTAATCCATCCTTTACGCTCCAGTGCGTTGACGTGGCACATGACGCCGTTGGAAGTCCGCAGGTTGAATTGACGCTTGATGTCTGCACTGGACGGTGAAATGCCATGCTCGACGATCTGGTCATGAATGAAGTCGTAAATCTGCTTCTGTCTGTTGGTCAGTTTCTGTTTCATTTCTTCTCATCCTCCACCAGCTCAGACCGCACCACCGTCACGTCCTTCGGTGCTGTGATTCCAAGACGGACATTACCACCCTCGGTTACGCTCAGAATCGTGATTACAATGTCTTCGCTGATCTTGATTTCTTCGCCCTGTTTGCGTCCTAGTATCAACATGGGTAGATTTCTCCTTATCTGTGCGCATACCTTCCACGCAGTTAAAAACGATTGA